TTCATCTCGGTCACGCGCATTTGAAGGCGCAGCGTGGGCATGAGTTCTACCCATTCGCCGCCCGTACTCTTGCGCGACGTAACGCCCATGACGTTCTGCTCGTACTGGTGGTTGAGGATCACGAAGTGGATCACGTTGGTGTAGCAAAGCCCGACCAACCCCTTGGCGAACATCTTGGCTGACTTGGCGAACGCCATCATCTTCGGCTCTTGGAGTTTTTCGAGTTCTTCACCCTTCGCCGCGGCCTTGTCCATATTCTCGACGTTGGCGCGGAGGGCGTCGTACTCAGCCTTGGAAAGCGTGGCACCGAGCGAGTCCCAAAGGAAGAAGAACTTCGGCTTTTCCTTAATCCCCGCTTCTTCGAACAAGGCGTGTGCGTCCTTCACAAACTTGCTCACGCGTACGAACATCTGCTCGACGTAGTGAATTTTGATGATGACCACGCGCGAAGGGTCGATTCCCAACTGGATGGCGTAGTCCTTGTTGTCACGGTTTTCGGACGAAAGGATACACGCCAACCCCGTTTCAGGATTCTCGTCCAGAAAGTATTTCATCGCCTCCAACCCTTCGGTGGTCTTACCGCTGCGGCTGCGCCCGGCGATCTCGATAATACCCGTCGGCAAACCGTAGGTCCGCAGGTTCCAGTTCAACTCCGGACTACCGGTATGTGCCCACGACTTCACCTCCGCGAAGCCGTCCTTCTTCTTGAAGGTGATGACGTCGTCGGAATTGAAGCGGGCGGTGAGTTTGCTCAATACGTTTGAAATTTTAGACATAATGTGAATAGTTAAAAACGGCTGGCCAACTCGGAAGCCAGCCAGCCGCGGGAAACGTAATACGGGGGATTATTTCTTGCCGAGTTTGGCCCGGATAGCCGCCAGCGAACGGGCTGCGCCGGAAGCGGCGGCCGCCGGAGCGTCGTCTTCCTCCTCAGGTTCCGGAGCCGGGGCCTCTTCCTCCTCTTCGCCGCCGTCCAGACCCAGCGCCTCGCGGATAGCCGCACGAATCTGGTCGTCGGTGGTAGTCTTGTAGACCTTCACCGCGTCACCCAGATCGTTGTCGCGGATGAAGGCTTTGAGTTCGGCGCGGTCCATGTCGTCGAGGCCGTCGTCGTTACCGGCTTCGGGTTCAGGTTCGTCGTCCGGTTCGGGAGCCGGAGCCTCCTCTTCGGGTTCTTCCTCAGGTTCGGGGATGCGGACGCCGGGGCGGTTCTTCTTCGTGCGAACGGGCGGAACGTCATCCTCGTCGTCATCGTCACGACGCTTGGAAGCCTTCTTGGTGACTTTCTTCTTGGGTTCGTCGTCAGAGTCGGCGTACTGGGCGCGTACCTTCTCCACGATTTCCAGCCACTCGTCGTCGCCGAAGATGTCGATACCGTGCTGCTCGTCGAAATTCTGGAGACCTTCCAGCGCGCGTTCGAACATCTCCAGCGTGTACGTTCCGGCGACCTCCTCGACGGGCTTGAGTTTCATGAATTTCTCGATGGCCTCGTCTGTCAGCGGGCACGCTTTGGGCTTCTTGCCGAGCGAAACGTCGTAGTAGTTCTCACCCTTCTTCTTGTTGGGGTTCTTGATGTACTTGACGAACAGCGGCAGACCCTCGTCCGGGTCGGTGAACGGATCGGTCTCGATGGGTTCATCCTCCTCCTCGGTGATGGCCAGACGGTTCATGGCGTCGCGGACCGACTTCTTGAACTCCCACAGTTTGGGTTCCATCTCGTCGTCTTTGACTTCAGCGGCGTAGCACAGCCACGAAAGCGAAGGCAGCAGGCCGTCGCGCTGGGCCGTAACGGCTGCCACGGCGGTTTCCGACCCGTGGGTCTTCACATAGGCCACGTACTCCTGAACGATGTCCATAGCGGTCTTGCCGTGGAAGATCGAATCCAGTACCGTACCGCGGCGCTCGTCGCCGGAGTCGGTAGTGAACGGGAGCCAGTAGCACTTGCGCGGAACGTAGAAGTTGTCGTGGTCGGGGTGAGCCGGGAACACACGAATCTTCATCAGTTTGCCGTCCTCCAACGACAGGAACTCCGCGTTGCCGTTGTTGAGCATCGAGTTGTCTTCGTCGATGCGGGCTTTGAGTTTTTTAATGGGAGTCGCTTTGAGGCGGCTCCGCAGGTCATTTGCCATAATACTTTAATTTTGTTAAGGTGTTAATATAAACTTTGTTACATATCGTCCGCGTCGGGAATCAGTTGGCGGCGTTTACGAACCTTCGCCACGGAATTGGCCTTGGCCTGAAGCAGGTGCTCTTCGATGTCGCCAGCGGGAATCGACAGCGACAACTTATCGAGTTTAGCCGACTTGTCCTTGGCCGAAAACAGCAGCGACGCTACATAATCGCGCGTTTTCTGGGCCTCGAAAAGTTTGATCTTGTTGGCCTTGTACAGCGGGTTCTGGTAGAGCGTGGTGTTCACCTCGTCGATGGTTACAGCCTTCCGGCGGCCTTCCTCCATGTTGAGTTCAATTCGTACCTCCTCGCGGATTTTGGCCTCCATGATTTCACACGTGAGTTTCGTTTCAGCCAACGAACGCTCGGCGTCGGCCAGCAGCAGTCCTAACCGATTCACGATAACCGGGAAGGTAATGACTTCACCGACCAGATTGTCGTAATGAATGGTCATCAGGTCGTCAACGTCGATTTCTTCCTCGAATTCTTGAAATTCGATCTCGTAGACGTTCTTTCCGATCAGCAGTTTCCGTTTCATTCCTTGGGTTCTTCTTGAGTGACATCGCCGGAACGCACACGGCGCGTGATTTCGATGACGAGGTAGTGGACGGCCTTCTCCAAGTCGCGGACCAAACGGCTCTTCTTGTGGCCGCGGGTGATGTACCGCTGGAGATAGCGCGTTACCTGATATACGTTGATGGCTGCGCCGTGTTCTTCGCCGTACAGCATCTTCTTGGTGTCGATGACCTTCTCGCCGTCGGCATACTTATCAGCATACGTTCCGGCGATATGGTTTACCACCATCAGTACGGCTTGGGCGGCTTCCGGCTCGGCGTCGCAGATACGCGCGAAGTCAACCGACAGGGCGTTGATGAACGCTTCTTTTTTGGATTGATTCATGTTAGACAATATTAAGTTTAAGATCGCTGATGTCGTTACAAGCTACATACAGCGGATGTCCTGTATCACATACGTGCATAACTACACACGCATCCTGTAACGTTGAAATTGCTTTTCGGTAGTTGTCCTTGCAGTAGGGCAGTAGGTTCAAAGGCCACGAGCGGTTGCCGATAGCCAGTTCGCGGTTCAGGAAGTACAGCAACGCCATCCAGTCGGCGACCTTCACAATGGCGTGAGCGACGTGGTAGTATTCCTCCTTCTCGGAAAGTGTTTTTACCACATCCGATTCTTCGCCGAATTCCTCGTACAACTGATGTTCGACGAACCTGTCCAATACGTTCCGCACTTCGAAACCGTTGTAGGCGTTGTATTTGACTTCGTGAGTGATGTCACGGCGCAATATGGCTTCATCGAAGTCGTGCATGAGGGCCATCTTCAGCGTCTGGTATTTGAACCTCAACACTTTGACGTTTTCGGTCCCTGTGGGCCAGAAATAGTCCATGATACTCATCGCGAAGACTGATACCTTGTACGAATGTTGTGAAACGCTTTCCTGCTGGTGGCGGTCGTACTCCAACCACTGCTTGATGTTATCCAACCGCGCCAAATAATCACGGTTGAATAGCTTGACTAAATCCCCTTTGTTTTCCATACGATTTTGTTTTACTATTGTAGTATCTCTAACCTTGTAGACTGTGAAGACTGGACGGTCTTCTTGCCGGCAAAGTAATTAACGCGCCCACAAACGGCCACGATGCGGTTCAGTAGCGTACTCTCGTTTTCGGGCTGGTGAAGCCAAAAGTCGGACCACAACGTAACCTGAATGATAAGGTCGTTCACCTCGACTTGAAGAACGCCGTATGCCTCACCACGCTTGGTTTGGCGTTCGAATACGTTGTTCACGCGGCCCACGATACACACTTCGTCACCTTCATGTTTGCGTTCAAATTCGGCGGCAGTAACGTACAGCCGGACCATTCGTTTTCCGAGCCCATATTCGTTCATCATGCGCTCGTAGTCTACTTCTCCGTACCCGGTTAATTCACGCTGTTTGAAGACCCACCAAGCGTTGGTGTGGGCATCGGGCGAAGTGAATTCTTCGGGTAGCGGTTCGCTGCGGCGGTCGAGATACTGCTTGACGATATCCAAGCGCTGGCGCGGGTTGCGTATATCCTCCACCAAGTCGAACGCTCCAGCCATAATCAACCGCAACACCACGGTACGGTTCACTCCCTTCGGCGCGGAGGTTATGAAGTCCTCAAACGAGAACACTTCGCCGTGCTCCTCCTTCATGGCTTTCAGTAGCGAAAGCGCGCGTTCGCCGACGCCCTTCACCTTCCCCAGCGAGAAGAAGATACGGTTCGTAGTAGGGTCACAAGTGAAGGTTTCACCCGAAAAGTTGATATCTGGCGGACGGACCTCGATCTCGGCCCCGGTCTTCTTCATCTCCACCAAGCGGTAGGGGATGTCGGATTCCTTCGAGGCGTACTGAAGCGACGTGGTCCAGAACTCCAACGGGTAGTTGACCTTAAACCACTGTGACCAATACGACATCATGGTATAGGCCACGGCGTGAGACTTGTTGAAGCCGTAGCCGGAAAAGGCCAGCAGTTTGGCCCAAACGTCGTCGGCCTTCTTTTCCGGCTTTTCCTTCACCCCGCGGTCCCGCAACAGGGCCGAGTAGCCTTCGCGGAACTTACCGTGGAAGGACTCAATGAGGGCCATGTTCTTCTTCTTGATG